ACATTTTGCTTTGTCAATCTTTTTTCCGTATTGATTCCAAAAAATATCAAACAAAATAATATCATTATCATTATCATTATCATTATCACTATCGTGGTTCTTTGGGTTTGGTTCGGTTTTGTTCGGTTTTAAAATAACCATGTCGGTTTTTTCGGTTTCTGACTTTTTTGGTCTTCCACCAAACTTTCCATTTTCACGATTCTTTTCACATTTTAATTCATATTTTTCGAAGTCACGTGTGAATTGATTCTTGAAAGGAATGAAACACATCTTCATTGCAAAATCAAGTTCTGGTTCTATTCCAGAATTAAAGTCACGAATTGCTTTGAAAAGGATTCCACATTGTTCATTTGTAAGTTCATCCAGAACCGAAAGTGCATCCATGTGAAGGATGAATGATGTTTTTTTCATGATTGTTTGATTTGATTGTTTTTGCAAATATACTTTTTTATTCCATTCTTGATTTGATGACATAAAACCAAACACCATCAATTTCAATTTCTTTGAAGTCTGTTTTCTTCATGAATTCCATCGAATATGAAACAACTGCACTTCCAGATCTGAATTCATTCATTTGTGTTCCATTCAGAAGCTGGTGTGACAACATGGTCAATGTGGATGAAATTTCTGAAATATCATCAATTTGAATTTTGATGATGATTTCCTTTTTTTTGTAGGGATATTTTTTCATGATTGATGTTTGATTTCAAGATAGTCAAGATATAATTGGACATTGAATGAACCACCTTTGTCATCGCATTGTGTCAATGATTGGTTCTTCCAAAATCGAATGCACTTCATGATGTCAGTTGGAAGTGGAATGAATACATTTTCAACTGCAATTTTTTCTGTTTTAATTCTTAAATTTTTCATTTTTGAATGATTTTTTTGATGATTGATGAATGTTTGTCAATTTTGATTTTTGCTTCTGCAAGACTTTCTGCTTGAATGATGGTCTTGTGCAGTGCAATTTTTTTGAAGGTCACTGCACTGATTTCAAACCAATGAAATTCGAATGTTTTCATGATTTTTTGTTTTTAGATTGATTATTTATTAAAATATTCGTTTGCAATTTTGTATGCAATTTCATCATTGTCATCTGAATTGATGTGCTTCAAAACATATTTCATTGACTTAATGACCTGAATCCATTTTTCATTGTAGATTTTTTTGTCAAAACAAATTTCAAACACTTCTTCAAAATGCTTCACATCATTTATTGTGAATGATAAACCACTAAAACTGAAGATTTTTTCATCAAACAATTTTACTTCACTACACGCAAGTGAAGTGAAAGAAAATGATTCTTTTTTAATTTGTCCTTGACAAACAACTTCAAAATGTTGTGCAAATTTCATGTTGTTTTTCAATGTAATTAACTGATTTTCAAGTGTTTGTGTTGTTTGTGTTGTCATAATTTCTGTTTTTTTTGTCACCATTGACTTCACAAATATATACTTTTTTTCTTTCGTGATACCAATAAGTTGAAAAAAAACCATCAAAACCATCATGGTTTGCAAAGAACCGAATGATTTCAATGGTTTCAGAATAAAAAAAAAATTAATTATTTTTTCAGAATTCTTTCAAAAGACAATAAGAAACAACTTTTTGTGGTTTCACCAGTTCAATGATTTTTGTGTATTTTGGAATGTTATTCACCACCTGACAACCAAGTGACCAACCACCAATGATTTCCTTAATTTCAGTTGATTTCATGTTGTAGGTGTTTGCATGAAAATTGATTCCACAAATCACTGGAAGTGAAAGACCTTCTTCAATCTTTTGGTCTTTGTCACCATCACGTGAAATCAAGAATGGTTTCACTTGTCGAAGTGCTTCCATTTTTCCACGATGAAGACCAAACTTCCAAACATTATAATAAAATTCGTTTGTCTTCACAACTGCAACACCTTCTGCATTGTAACTGTCATAATTCATTAAACCATTCTTTCCAGAATTTGTTGTTCCAGATGTGACCATTATGAATTGTTGACCTTTAAAAATATAAAATTTATCATCAAAAAGATTGAAAGAATCTTCTTGTGATTGAACACCAAGAATCCAATAATCTTCTGGAAATCCTTTGAATGATGGAAGTGATTTGACTTTGTTTAGAAGTTGTGCAGATGTGTAATTTTTAACCATTTTTCTTTTTTCGATAAATTAATGCACCAATGACAAAAGTGAAGATCAGGATGACCATCACTTTTTCAATTGATTTGTGTGAATCATCTTGAATAAACTTTAAAACTTCACGTTCAAGAATGTTTTCAATGATGATTGTGTCTTGAATAACAACATGACCATCAATTTCTTTGACATCATGCATGAAAATTGTGTCTGAATACAACAATGAATCATCATTTTGTGTTGTTTTTATCAATTCTGAAAGACTTTTTGAATCTTCTTGTCCATTTGTGTCATTTGAAGAATAAAGTTCAGCAGATGTCATCAAAATGAAAATGATTGAAATCAATGTTCTTTTCATGATTGTTTGTTTTTTGAATTGAATTTTCTGCGAATCCATTCAACAATTATGTCATAAACATCATTCACGAATTCATCAAGTTTTTCAGTCAATTCGTTTGCTATCCATCCAACACAAAAGGAAATCAAAATGATGACTTTTTGTGGAACATCAGTGAAAAAGATTTCAATCAATCCAGTTGTTGCATAAGTCAAAACACCAGCAATCAACATTCCAATGAAAATTGTGGATTTGTTAAATTTCTTTTTTATTCCTTTCAACAATGCACCAACAACACCAATGAACATTGCAACAAAATCAGTCAAATTTTCCATTTATTCAATTTTTTATAATTGTGGTTTTGGAATTTCAACACCAGCTTCACCAGATTCTTGTGTGAAGATTGAAGTCAATGCAAAACCAGTGTTGTTTGCAAGATATTCAAAAACCAATTGTTCAAATCCGATATTCAATTCATCAACAACAAATTGATTTTCAACAAATCTTGTTTCAGTTACACTTTCAACTTCACCAGTCCATTCACCATTTTCATCCAAAACCTTTTCTTCAAAAGTGATTTCTTCTTCTGAACCTTTTTGAATTGTGATTAAATTCAAATTGTTGGACAAAATTGAAACACCAATTCTTTCAGTGAATGAATTCAATTGTGATGCAGTTTCAGAAGAACTTCCATCATTTAACAATGGATTTCGAACAACATCAGGATTTGCAAAATCAACATTTGGTGTTGTCGCAACTGAACCATAAATTGAATTCATTCTTGAATTTGAAATTGGAAATTCAATTGATTCAATTAAAATTGGTTTTGATGCAGTTTCACCAACAAATTCAGTTGTTTCAGCTGGAAGTGTTGTTGCATTGTTTACTTGTCCTTCCAAAACATCAATGAAGATGTATGCACCGACTTTTTTAAAATTGTAAGTTTTCATTTTAGCGTCTTTTTATTTTTTACAAAGTTACTGACTTTTATCAGTAAAATGTTCGTTTGTTTTTGAATTTGTCACCTACTTTGCAAGTCAAAATTGCATATCTTGACAAAGGAAGATAATTCAATTGTGCAGATTCTTCAAGGATAACTGGAAGGTCTTGAATTCTATATGAATGATTGAGTGCATTGTAGTCTGAAATAAACAAATCATTTTCTGACAACAAGAACAATTCAATCAATGGTCTTGTGAAACATTCAAAAACCGGATCAGTAATGATTTCATATTGATTCAAATTTTCACGAATCACACGTTTCATTTCACGATTCTGATAAATGATGTTGTCTATTTCGGTGTTTGGTTGTCGGTTTCCGATATAACCATAAAACCGAAAAGTTGATTCAACATTCGAATCAGTGAAGTCAATTTGTTCAATTTCATGATATGCATTGAAGAATGCTCGTACACGTGCAGTTTTCAAAGTGTTTTGAATCGAATAATTCTGCAATTTGAATTTTCCCCAAATTACAAAACCAACAATTCCACTGATTTCATATTGAATTTTTAGTGTATAGCATCCTTCACCATCTGAATTCAAAACATCCTTCCATCTGATGGTTGTATAAAATGCATTCGGTTCATTGATGAATGCTTGTGGTGTTGGAACAAAAGTTGTTGGATTTCCATGTGAATCTTCCAGAACAAAAGTGATGATGTCAGAAGTGTTTGACAATTTCATCCATGCACTGGTTACATCATTTTCAAATGTTGATGAACTTCCTGATCCAAAAACTAAATATTCGCATTGACAACAATCTTTCAAACCACGATCTGGTTCTTCAAAGTTTTCTGGAAGTCTGATTGAATCATATTCACGAAAAATTCGTTCTTCTTTTCCACAATTTCCACATTCACTTGCAGAAGTAGTCATTTGAAAAAATCGCATTATACCTAACCATTCACCAAATGGACAATTTGAATCATATTCCAAATTACCAAGTGAACCACTGATTGTTCCTTCAAATAACCAATTTGTAACATTCCAATAAATGACAAGACTTTCATTTCCGTTTCCAATGTCACCAATCCATTGATAGACATTTCTTCCATTGAATGTTCCAGTTGAATTCACTTGAAATGAAAAACTATTGAAGTTAAATGAACCATTCACATCAATTCCACAATCACATGAATCTTGAATTGCTTCACATTCCATTGTTGTGAAAATGTCAAATGTTGCGTTTGGAATCCATTGTGGAATTGAACCAAGTGGTGGACATGGTGGTAAAGAATCTTTCCAAGAAGTTGCAATTGGAAAAGCTGGTGAACCAAGACCACCAATTGTGACTTCCCATTGACCACCACCAGAAGTGTTGAAACAAAGAAAATAATCAACACCCAAATGATTCCATTGATAATAATTTTCACCATTATAAGTTCCACCAGAAAAAATTTCAATTGTTGTTGGTATATCTTCACCAGCAATTGCAAATTCTATTCGAATACATTCACACATGATTTTTATATTTTTGCGATTGTGACAATCAATGAAGGTGTTGCTGGATGTGGAACAATCAGATCTGGTGCAACTGATGGAATTGTTATGTCAATTGAAGTAACAGACCACATGATTTCAAGCGTATCATTCACATCACAATCAACAAAAATGTTCCAAGATGCAACTTGATAACGTGAATTTGCGACAACATTGATGTGTGTGTTTGAATTTGGTATATCAATACCATTTTTTCTGAACCAGATTGAAACTTGTTGATTTGAACCACCACTTGTTCGATACAATTGTGCAGAAAATTGAAGATTATATATTCCTTCTGACAAAACAACAATGTTGGTTGGATTTCCAAGAATGTCATTTGCAATGTACACGCCATTTGAAAAATCAGCATTACTGATGTTCAGTCCTTTTGAAACATTTGGAAGTGTGTGTGCTTGTGTTGTTTCATCATGAAATGAACCAATGATTTTTGCTTGTTCATATGCTTCAAAAAGTGTGCTTACACTTAACTGTTTTGAAATCCAACCACCGACTTCTTGAACATCACAATCAATTGCAACTGGAAGTGTTTGAACATCTGAAAGTGTTGCAGAATCAAGATATTCGTGTATTTTTTCGTTCGCCATTTTTTTCTTTTTTACGATTTTTGTTTTATTGTTCCATCAGTTTTTTGTTTCAAAGTTCCATCAGTCTTCATTTTTCCTTGAATATATAAATCTGAACATCCTTTGATTTTAGTTGTGAATTTCACACCATTTTCAAGATTAATTTTGTCAGGATTGAAGAAACATTCCATTCTTGCAATTGTAGGTGTTGGAAAAGTCAAGTCACACAATGCACCAGAAAGTGGTGATAATGGATTCAAGGAATTGAAATCAGTTGGAACAATCGTTGAACAAATCCATCGTGGTGCAGATTCTTTTGGTTCAACTGTCAACATTCCCCAAATTGAAGAAGGATTCCATGCAGTTCCATCAACAAGTTCATGCGTTCCAACAACACGCATCAAAAG